GAACAAAGGAAAAACTGAGGGAAGAGAACAAGTGGATTTCGTAGAAGCCGTTAAGCCAGCAATCGAGGATGTTGAAGTAAGGAATTTTCTGGCTTTCTGCCTTACGTTAGAACGACCAAATCGAGGCTTCTACACTTAATGAAAAAGCATTAGTCTCGGAGAAGCTATCTCTACTATTCCTATAGGGTAAGACACAAGCATAGATAGGATAGACAACATGACTATTGGCGACAGCAAGAAAAGAGGTGACAATAATGAAAACCAATAAAATCAAGGGTTTAAGCACTTTTCGGCAAGAAATTGGATTATTACGCACACGCGCATGGGGTAATGAATGAAAAACGCAGTTGATTACATACCTGAAAGTATCGAATCGGAGAAGCCTGAGAAATTGCCTCGCATTTTGAAGATGGGAAGGCCAATGCTCTACCCGATCACCAACCCTATCTGGAAGCAAATAGCTGAAGGCATTAGCGCAGGCAAGAGCTTGACTAGCGTCTTGAAGGCTGAAGGAATGCCAAGCTACTCGATGGCTAGGCACATGATCACGCATAGTGTTGAGTTCCGCGCTATGTATGAGAAAGCCGTGGAAGACAGGGCAGACAAGCTGGCAGAGGAGATCATTGAGCTATCAGATGCAGAGATGCCTGAAGGCTTGAGAGGACCAGAAGCTAGTGCTTGGGTACAACAGAAGCGCTTACAGGTGGATGCTAGAAAGTGGGTAGCAAGTAAGTTGAAGCCAAGGACATATGGCGATAAGATAGATGTGAGTGTGACTGACGCTAGGATTAGTGTCATTGACGCTATCACAGAGGCGCAATCAAGGGTAACATTCGACAAAGCTAGTGTCACAGATGTCACTCCAAAAGACCCTGAATGACCCGATTACCCGCCCACCTTTGACCGAGGGGGAGGGGGTAGGGCCGAGGGGGGAAAGGTCACAGTAACGGTGGACCCGTGAACAAAATTTATTTTTTTGGAATAAAAAAGCCAAATCAAGTTAACTCACGAACAAAATTTATTTTTTTATGCCAATAAACAATTCGCTAACACCTGCAGGCCAAAACGAACTTGGAGCCGCCTTTGGTTATTACCCTAGTATGGGTAGGCGTAGGCTACAAGACCCTGTAGGGGCGACTGAAGTGCCTTTACAGATGCTTAGGGGTAGGGTAGCGGGTACGTTGGGATTGCCTTCTGATGTGTTGAATGTGGTCAGAAGCCCTATGCCGATGGAGATGTTTGGGGATGTTGATTACAGCCAGCAGAAACTTCTACCTTACGGGACTAGTCAGTTACTCAAGGAGTTGCCGTTAGCGCCTACATCTAGGGTTGGTGAGGTAGCGGGGGAAATTGGTTCGGTTGCGCCGATGACACCGATGGAGGCGTTACAGGCTGCTCGGTTGGCTCGTCAAACTGCAATGGCTGGTGGTCGGGTAGCAAAGCAGGGCGCTCGATTGGTTGGAGAAGAGTTCAATGCCGCAATGATGGGTCAGAGGCCAAACACGCTTCTTGGTGCTATTACGCCAAAGCCTATGTTTGCGGCAGAGCCTAATGCGAACCTGTTGGCAACAAGTGTTGGCAAAGAAAGGGCTGCTGTTTCGCCACTTGGTTTCTATAGTGCTGTAGAGCAACAATCGTTAAATATTCCGAGAAAACAAGGAACGGGCGCGTCTTTCTTGAATGATCTGATGAAGGGTCAAGATGTCAAGAAATATGAAATTGAGGCTATGGGGTTGGAAGACTTCCTAAAAGGCAAAACCAATGTGACCCGTCAAGAGGTGCAAGACTTTATTGCTAACAACCGCATAAATTTACAAGAGCGCCAATTGGGGGCAACTGTTACACCAGACCCAATAGGAATAGCCAAACGAGAAGAAATATTTAATAAATACAACCCACAAATACAGGCTTTGGAAAGCGAATATTCTAAATTTAACAGGGCTTTAGATGAGCAAACAATGGTTGCTAGAGATAATTTTGCCAATGCTCATGCCAGACTAAACACTCAGGGATATACGCCTACGGCACAAGATTACGAGGCTTACAACTTAGCAGAAGCAAAGTTACAACAAATTCGTTCTACTCCTCGCAGTATGAGTGACTTTCAGCAAAAGTCAGAAGAATTGAGAAACATGAGAGATACAGAGGCAAACGCGGCTTATGTAGTCCCAGAACCAACGCCTACTAAATACGAAAAATATCAATTGCCAGGTGGTGAGAACTACCGCGAAATATTGTTAAAACTGCCACCAACCGAAAATGTTGTACAGCAATGGATAGTTTATAGACCTAATGGTGCATCTATTGGTGGATATTCATCAGAAGAATATGCTAAACGAGCTGCACAAGAAGTAGGCGGTACTTACAAACAAGGCGAATCATTAAGAGGCGAGGCTGGTTACAGATCAAGCCATTGGAGTGACCCTAATGTTTTAGCCCACATGAGGGTTAATGATCGAGTAGACGCACAAGGCAAAAAAATGTTACTGATTGAAGAAGTGCAATCAGATTGGCATCAGGCGGGACGGGAAAAAGGATATGCAAGTCCTGCTGATAAAAAAGCATTAGAAAATGAATTAAATAATGTTGCTAAAGAAAGAAACGATTTGGTAGCCGAACTTTCTAAATACGAACAGCAAAATGGCTTTTTGTCGCTTGAAATGCAACAAAGATGGGATAAATTTAAAGAAAAAGAAGATTTGCTTAAACAAAAAAACAAAGACTTTTCAAGCCAACCACCAGACGCACCATTTAAAGATACTTGGCATCAACTAGCTCTAAAAAGAGCAATTAAGGAAGCTGTGGACAAAGGCTATGACAGGATTGGCTTAACTACTGGGGCGCAACAAGCATCAAGATATGACCTTGCAAAATCAGTTGATTACATTGATTACAAAACATTAGGTCATGGCGAAAATGCTAAATATTCATTAGGAATTGTTGATAAAAATCAACAAGGCATAGATTTGCCAAAAGAATATTACACCGCTAAAGAGCTACCCGAAATAGTTGGAAAAGAAATTGCTGACAAAATTATTAAAGGCGAAGGTCAATCTGGCGGTGGACGCATGACATTAAGAGGCGTTGATCTACAAGTTGGCGGCGAAGGCATGAAAAAATATTACGATGAGATATACCCCAACTTTTTAAACAAATTTGGCAAAAAGTATGGCGCTCAAGTAGGTGAAACGCGCATTAAAACTGGTCGCGGAGTGCCAGGCGGTGAACCAATACGCTATTTAGACATTACCCCAGAAATGCGTGATGCCGTTAAAAAAGGTCAGCCACTAGCATCTATTACAAACCAACTTGCAAACTCTTTGGCCTAAATAAATGCAAACTCCAATCTACAAGTCAGAAGAAGAACAAAAGCTAATGGTTGAACTGTGGTCGCCTGCAATTGCAGACGATCCCGAAGCGTTCGTGTTGTTTGCTTTCCCTTGGGGCCAAGAGAACACACCCCTTCAAAACTTCAAGGGGCCGCGCAAGTGGCAACGCGAAGTCCTGCGGGAGATAGCCCAGCACATCAAAGACAACCAGGGCAAGATAGATTTCAACACTCTGCGCAGTGCAGTCAGTTCTGGCCGCGGTATTGGCAAGTCTGCGCTAGTGAGCTGGCTTACCATCTGGATGTTATCCACGCGCATAGGCTCAACAACGATCATTTCGGCCAACAGCGAAGCCCAGCTGCGTGCGGTGACTTGGGCTGAGATCACAAAGTGGTTGGCCATGAGCATTAACAGCCACTGGTTTGAGGTGGCAGCCACCAAGATCACGCCTGCGGCATGGCTGACTGAACTGGTTGAAAAAGACCTTAAAAAAGGCACACGGTATTGGGCTGTTGAAGGCCGCCTATGGTCAGCAGAGAATCCTGACGCTTACGCTGGTGTCCACAACTTTGATGGTGTGATGGTGATTTTTGACGAGGCCAGCGGTATTGACGACAGCATCTGGGCTGTGACGGCTGGATTTTTTACCGAGAACACACCGAACCGCCTTTGGTTGGCTTTTTCCAACCCACGGCGCAACACTGGCTACTTTTATGAGTGCTTTAACTCTAAGCGCGACTTTTGGAGTAACAAGGTGGTGGACGCACGCACGGTGGAAGGCACAGACAAACAAGTCTATCAAAACATCATTGACGAATACGGCCCCGACAGCTCACAAGCCCATGTTGAGGTCTATGGCATGTTCCCATCTGAGGGTGATGACCAGTTTATTCCGGCTGACATTGTGGATGAGGCCATGGCACGGCCCAAGTACAAGGATCAAACGGCGCCCATCATCATTGGAGTTGACCCTGCACGCTTTGGTGCTGACGCCACGGTGATTGCTATTAGGCAAGGGCGCGACATTGTGAGGATTGACAGGCATCGAGGTGATGACACCATGACTGTGGTTGGCCATATTATTGAGGCCATGGAGGAATTCAAGCCTGCCATGGTGGTGATTGATGAAGGTGGGCTTGGGGCTGGCATTGTTGACCGTTTGAAGGAGCAAAGGTACAAAATCAAAGGTGTCAACTTTGGCAATAAATCGGCAAATCCGATCATGTATGGCAATAAAAGGGCCGAAATGTGGGGAAAAATGAA